TTTCATATACGGCATTCGTCATTGAATATGGTTCCGACATATCTGACGCACACTCAATTGTTACAGCACGCTGGTCGTTTGCATTGCTTGAGCTGCACCAGCTTCTATTCGCTTCATCTACGATCAGGCATACTCTTCCATCTTTACCAATTCCATAATTACAACTTGCCTGAACACTCGGACTTGTAAAGCATCCTCCGATTCCTTCTGCAGAGAGTTGTCCAACAACGCAATGAGGTGTGATCCTGTCGATTGAATGTGTTCTCGAACCACTGTGATTAGGACTTTTTACCACGCAATTTACTAATGAACTATTACTCATGTCATGTTCCTCCTTATCATACTTTGTTAAATTCCATCTCTCAATCAGGCTGCACAACTTGTCCACATAAGAAATATCGGTTGCATAATTGCCAGCCTTGATCAATTCTGCCGCTTTTCTATAATTCTTCTCTCCGGAAAGTCCTGCATACCTAAGACTATTTCCGTTCAGAGCTCCATTGAGATAGCAAGAATGATCTTTGATGCTATCCAAAATATCAGGATATTTACGGAAATCTGCCGTAATTATATATTCCGTGCCGTCTGTATTTTGCTCTTTCGTCGGTTTAGTATATTTACTTACTCCATCCCACACAGATTCCCATGTATTCCCAGAAAGAATGCATTTCATACCAAAAAGATTATTAGCATTTTCAGCAAGTTCTGTGGTTCCATATCCTGATTCCAGGCATGCTTGAGCAACTGTGATAGATGCCAATATACCGCTTTCCATCATATCTTCTGTAGCAAGCGGGCCTATTTTTTCAACAAATTCTTTCTCAGTCATTTTTTCTCCTGTCTATAAAATGCATGAAATCATCTCTTTTTACATCGCTATTCTGTATTCTTGTCATCGAAGCAGGAACAAGTTCCTGTATGAACTTCGACTTTGTACTCCCCAGCAGCTCTTTCCACTTTTATCGGACCTTCGTACTCATACAGAATCTCTTCATCCAAATAAATAGTGACTTTCCCGAACTGTTCCTTCGGTATATTGATCACAAGCGGTGTGGGGGACGTTTCTATTTCAGGTTCCTCTTTTGTTTCTTTCGGATGATTCTCCGGCAACGCAATAACCGCAACTGCAGTTGCGAAAATCAAAATAACAGCTGCGGCCAGAATCGAAAGAAGAGCCTTTTTAATTTTTTTCATCGTAACACCTTCCAAAAATGCCCCGGACAAATGCCGGGGCTCATTTTAATTATTCTGATTTTCCTGAGAACCATTAACCTTTCCGTCATCCAGAAGATCTTTCACTCCAATAAACCACTTCTGAATGACTTTCTTCAGTGCATTTTCAGGAATAAGTACCTGTAACCACTTAGGCAAAAGTCCTCTCGCCTGCTGAATAACCCACTCAAATTTTTGTTTTCCAGCGCCGGATTCATTATACATGTGCTCAGCTTTCAGGATCAGCTGATATACATCTGCGCGGATTCCGTCTAAGCCTTTAGTCTTCATGTACTGAATCGCAATGACAATAGTTACAACAACAAGCACCAGAATGACCAGAATCAGGATTGGTAATGGTACCTGTTTCAAAAAGTTTAATAATTCCATAAAAAATCCTCCTTAATCTTTCATTAAATTGCTCTGCTTGCATACAGTTCTGCGATCGCATCCGTGTCATCCATCTGTATTACACGGAGTTTTACCATGTCCGGTTGAACCTCTGTGTGCATCTGACCATTTCCTCCGGCCTCCTCGTAATCTCCGAATATGTTCCAAAATGAATCCGACTCCATTTTTGTCCAAGCCTGGAGCGGATTTTTTTTCTTATCAGTGAAATACTTATGGGACTGAAGAAGTTTCGCATAAGCCTTATTGAGTTCTCGTTTTCTATTTGATTCCTCAATTCGCTCAAGACGTTTTACGCACTCTTTTTGATTATCGCTAAGAGATTGTATTTTTTCCAAAAACTCTGCTTGGATATCTATGCTCTGCTGTCTCCATTCCGGATAACGGTCAATCTGTTCCAATGCTTTTTGCAGCATTTCTTCTTTTTCTTCGTACAGCTCATATGCACTTTTGATCTTTTTATAGACTTTACGAATCACAGTTTTGTATATAAAAAGAGTGGCTCCTCCAATGAGAAACCACTTGTATATACTCAATCCGAATAGTGTATATGAGCCAAATAATTCTAAAAAAGCATCCATCTTTTATCTCTCCCATATTTGATGTGTTGCTGGGTGCGGTCTGTCTCTCGGATTGTTCATAGCAATCCCTCCCATTAAAAAAAGAGCCTGTTCAGCTCTTTAAAGGTCTCCCTGTTTCATTTCTTCATATTGACTTAATGCCTCTTTCGCAAGATTTTCATCCTCAATATCCTGCGGGGTTTCTTCTTGGAAAAATCCATACAGGCTTTTGATATGACAGAGTTCGTTCGCCTGCTTCCTAACAATCTGCGTCAGACGGTATATAACTTCTTCCTGCTTTTCAGCAAGGTCCATATATGTGTTTAAAATTTCAAGGAGATCGGTATCGTGTTCTTGCATTACTGCATCCTCCAAATATAATGTGGTTTTTCTTCCCCGAAAATCCAGTATCTCAGATAATCATCAAGGATAATCGCCGGAGCCGATAGTACATACCACAGCAAAGTAAATGGTAAGCAGATCTGGCCAAGGATATTAAGCGGAATATTGCTGTAGTCCCATATTCCAAGACCGAGCCACACATTCAGAATCAAGCCACTTGTAAATTCTACGGCAGTTATGATTATGCTGCATATGAACATCTGTTTCCATATTACAGTATCCCATTTAAGCACTTCATTGAGCAGACCACATAGAACAAAGCATACACCTCCTACTCCGATCATGGTCCAATGGCTGTATCCTCTCCAAAGTGTTTCAATGCAGAAATAAATAAGACCTCCTACGATGAACAGGAAGAGATACTTTAATAGCGCCTTCATGCTATGCTCCCATCTGGCTCAAATAGTCGGACAGTACCTCTGACTGATACTCCTCCGGAATATCTATGCCATAATAAAGTCCTGCCATTTCCGAAGCCTTTGTTAAATTGTCAAGCCAGACGAACAGGCTGTTGCAGTAGGTGGTGTTGTATGTAACAAACGCCATGGAAGTAGCAATGATTTTCTGCATATCTGCTGCCTCGTAGTAAACACATGGTTTTGTACCTGTTTCATCCGCATCTCTATGGTATGCGCATTTCTCAGCACCAGCAGAAAGCTCTGCCTGTTTTCCGAAAAGGTTTGTCTGATCAGTGCTGGTAAGAGAGAAATGCTCAACTCCGGTGCTCAGTTCTACATCTACACCATCATAAATAGTGTGTTCACAGGCAGCTGAAATAGCGCTTCTAACAGCAGAGCGATAATTCTCTTTTGCAAGGAAATCTGCGTTTGCTCCATCTTCAAGATCTTTCAGATTTTCAAACCAGAAATCCGAATCGGCCTCAATCTCGGATTCCGGAGCAATCTCTGCAGAAGAAATTTTACAATAAATCTCATCAGCCTCATATCCTCCCGGTCCTTCATCGGTTTCCGGTAACTCAACCTCATTTGATCGAATCCAGATGTCCGCCGATCCGTCCGGCAGAATAACATAGGTAATTCTTCCCTGTGGAACAGGGCTGTTCGTTTTATGCATATAACGTCCTCCATTTCTGATAATACTTATCGCAAGTATATGGCTTTCCTTTTTCGCTTCTACTCACAATATCACTTGCGATACCAATAATTTCTTTCCACATAACAGCTGACTGGAACTGAAAAGAATCCGTATTTTTAATCCATCCATGGTACGCAAGGAGGGACATGGCATAATGTTTCGACACAGTCCTCCTATTTTTAATTTTCTTTATAAGTTTAGAGAATTTTCTTCTCCCTCTTAGGAAAATGCTGTCACGAACAATAACCTTTACACGCTTCAACCTCTTCTTTGTTCCGTCATATATGCGGTAAAATGCCTCCATGCCGCAGAACACAAACCCCATAAAATCGAGATTTCTGCCCTTTGTTTTTCCTTGGTTCGTTTTATAGCTTACCAAGAATTTCTGCCATGTAGGCTTTATTACGAGGCCCAGGAAATCCCTTGTGAATGCCACAATCATTTCCATTGCTTTGTGCATATGCTTCTTGTTTCCTCCGAACACCACGATGTCATCCATATAAATCATGACATGAGAAACGAGCCTCGTTAATTTCTCTTTTCCTCGGCGAACGGTTTTTTCAAATAGCTTTTCATTGATATAGTGATACAGGTATGACATATAATAGTTGCAAAGATCTTTTGACACCGGGGAACCGATGAGAATACCTTTTCCCAGGCAGTCATTGCGGCCAAGCAGCTCATTTGCATAGTCATACAAATAAATAATCGTATCGAAAAGATACAGAAGCATATCAGACTTTCGGAGATCTCTATGTAACAGAGCCTTCAGTTTATCGTGAGGCATACTCGGATAACACTTCTGGACGTCCGCTTTTCCGCAATACTTCGTTCCTTCCGGATCCGAAGAAATCCATCGTTTTATGTGCTTCTTTCCATAAGACTGCCCCCTGCCTTTTATGGAGGCTACCTGGTACTCACCTATCTTTGCCTCAAACATCTCTTTTGTCGCATCCCGTATAATCGTTTCATACAGCTGGAATATCAGCTTTTCTATCCCCAATTCCCGTTTCTTTCCACTCAATCCATCCACAATTTCCACATACTTTACAAGTGGTTCATTCGGAGTGACCAAGAGGATGTGATCAACAACGGTCCTGTTCCGGATGTTTTTGGAAATGTCTGCAGCTATACATTTAATAGTATCTTCCACAAACTCCTTGGAATCATTGATACGTTTTCTTGATTTCGTGTTACTGATTCCATTGTAATATGCGAATAATTTCGCCACATTACTCTTATCCAGCCTATCAAGGAGGAATTCGCTGATGCTTTCCTTTACAAAAGCAACGTCTGATACATCCTTTCTTTTGCAATACGTTTTCACAACCAGTCCTCTTTCTTTCTGTATTCAAGGGATTTCGGTTTTACTACTAACCCCCATCCATGCCCTATTCGTCATGGAGCCGGCTGCCAGGTGTCTGACAGCCGATGCTGGTTCAAGAATTTTAGGCATTCCGCCTAAGCCTGTATAGGGCCGCTTCAAGAGCGGCGAAACACACTACGAAAATGCAATCCATTCCAGAAATACGGGCGGCATGGTTCCAGTTCGCGTTGGACAGGGCGTTGTTCAAGTTCGCGTAGAAGCGGCCGGCGTTAGTCCCGTTGTTCAAGTTGCCGCCAGAAAACCAAGCCACTTGTAGTGTGAGTCCTTATTATATTGTTATAAATATCTGAGGGGAGATCCCCTCTTGCTTCGCAATTCACCCCCTACGCTGTCGCCTTTTGGGCGCAGCGTCCAGAAGCAGAAAGACGGGCGGCAAGGGTCCAGGACGCGAC